CCACACAAGTGATTGCCAGCAATACAATCAATATACAGGGTAGTTTTTTCATGACCTCAACAAATAATGATTTACAACCACGCCTGCACATATTGCGACAGCTCCACACAGCAAGTCTGTTTTGTTCCACTTGCCGTTATAGTAGTGGCAACGGTCGCTGTTTTCCTTTATAAAGAGCATCAGCAGTGCAGTGCTGCCACAGAATACTATGGCGGTGGATAGATATACCACCGCACCTAAGATGTTATTTTTCATACCATAAATAATTAAACAATTAGAAAACATTACACCGAAACTCCACTGGCATCTACCCATGAAGAACCGTTCCACCATATAGGTTTACGCAGGGTCACATCAAAAAATTGAAAACCATTATCTGCATTGCCAGGACGTTGTGAAGTAACTCCTACATTTAAATATGGAATTGCGAGAAAATCAGTAATCGGACTTTTTAAATTCCCACTCGTTGATACCAAGACTCCCTGATTGTAAAAAAGATGCGGGTATAAAGCTTTGTCCGGTATATCGTCCTTTACTGGTTTCCACAGCAATACCGATGTCTTCATACTTGACCAGGTAGAATCATGTTCACCGATTAATGCACAGTCTGAAAAATCCTGAAACGATAAGGTTTCAACGTCATTAACCGAACTGAATCCAACAACAACTTCTTTTTTCCCGTTAGGTGACTCTCTGTATATCTCAAACCCATAGTTCTTACCAGGGTTTATATAGAAATATGGTGTTTTCTCTTTATCACTATCGGTAATATCTATATTAAACGCACGTTTGGCAATAGGTATATTTTCTCCACACAACAGATATATTGTATATTTATAATTTCCATTCTCCCGATTATTAATAATGTTACCGATATCCCTTAATTCAATATTTTTTTTGTTAAAAGCATCTATAACATACTGGCGCATACCTAATGAAGTCGTTCTATTATAATTATAATAACAGGCTTTGTACCAATTTGTATCAACCAATGTTCCCCCTATTCTACAGTTGAGAAATACGCAATTCATATCTACAATATCAGTATTATTCAAAAACTCAGGCATTGTCATATCTCCGGCTTTATCCCATAACCCTCTAAAATAACAACCAATATATGTTACACCTTGATTTTCACTTAATATCCTGCTATTCATATAAAAATAACAGCCTATAAAGTTGGCTTGAATGAGACCTCCACCACCTTCAATTGTAACTCCGCTGGCTTCCCAGTGACAGCCGGTAAAATTAGCTTTGATTTTTTGAGTTAATGTTATATTGCTTTGTATGCAATTAATGAAGTTAGTATACAGTCCTTCTCTGAATGTACCTAACTTATAATCAAAAGTCCTTTTTTCGTTATACCCTCTGAATTCATTTACCGAATTAAATATCCAAGCATCTCCCGCTAACTCTTGTCCCTCATTCATTTTGGATATAGTACCGTCTCTTAACACCACATTTATAGCATCAAGCCGGTATGTTACATCTGAATAGGCATCCTCCCATGAATAATAAATGACATTATGCCAACGCATGACATCAATATATCTATCAGCCAATGCCAGTATATAAGGAACCCGCCTTATGCTAATATTGTCCAAACGTACAGGAGCCCCACTGATTATGACAGGAATTTGCCAATTACGGTATTTCGTATCGCTGCCTTTAGACATGATAAATCCTTCTTTGATTGAAAGCCCGATAGAAGAGTATGCCGATCTCCAATCATTTATTCCATCATTCATGTTTATGACAATATGGAAATCTATGAAAGAAGACATATTCATGTCAATCGACAATTCATTCAAAATCTTTGCATCTATGTCTTTGGTAAACAGATAAGTCTTCTTATTGGAACATCTTATACTACGACATATCCGCACGATTGCATTAAATGCATCAGAGCTGTCTGTTTTACCGTCGTTGGACGCGCCAAACCATTCCGGCATTAAGTATTTGTTTTCTACATCCCCTTTGATATTCAACGCATTTAAAAAACGCCCCCCATTAAATTTTAGAATACACCCTTCAGGAATGCTTATTTCTGCGCCATCCAAATCAAAATCATACCTGATTTCATATATAGTATCAGGCTGATTTATCATTTCCTGCGTAAGTATATTTTTACCGTCTATAATATTCCTACGCAATATTTTATACCCCTTGCCGCTGAATCTGTCAGGATTATAAGCACGGTCGGCAAATTTTAAAACACTTAAACTTTCCCCTTTGTCTACAGACACAAGGTCTTCGTCATCCGCAAGATTGTTTATTGTACCGCCACCACTTGCGTTAATAAACTGCTTAGTTGATTCGGACAGCATATCAGGAGTAACACGCTGGGAACTGAAATTTGAAATTGCATCACTTTCCGCATCCTTTATTTTGTCGATGGCTTCATCTCGAATATCGGTCAATTTATCTTCATTTGATTTCCAGTTCTCGATATTTTCAAATACTCCACCTGCAAATTCCCACGTCTCCACAAGTCCGCTATTGTTCAAGAATGACACCTTTAGCCCAACCATTCTTATATCTTCCGGAACTTGAACAATAGCACCTTCTAATGTATATTTATTGCCACTATCAATTCCAGATGAAGGATGATGAATGGAAACATTATACTCGGTTATATAGCTCATATATCCACCTTTTCCGGAACTAATGAAACTCTTTAGGACGTTAGGGGTGATAGAACCATTTTCTCTGTCTTCTTGAAATGGAAACTGCTCATTACCCGTCAAAACGTCTCTTTTGGGGAGTTGTCCAATTTGTTGTCCTTTTTCTGTTTTCTCTTCCATACTACTATTTATTTTTACTTGTAAGCAATATCGGCTTTCCGTTAGTCAACAACAATGGAGCGTCATTGGCTAATAATAAAGCCCCTCCGTCAGGAAATGGATGCGGCTTATTCCCGCCAGCACCGGGAAACCCTATGGTAAGTATGCTGATTACGGGAATGCCGATTATAGGAATGCTGATGTGAGGGATAGTGATTGGTTTCATAGGCTATCCCTCTTTAATCATTTTGGCTTCTGACACTTTCGTAGCACTTCTTATTGTAATTTCCATACCTGCCGCTATGCCAATAAGACGAAATATCACATTGGAAGGACCTAAGGCTTGATTGGCATTTGGGGAAAGCGGGATAGGATTCATGCCCTCGATATTGGCAAATACAGTCACCATTCCGCCCTTGTTCTTTATCTGTATGGTAACGGGATTACCGTCACTGACAAACGTTGCGTAATACGCTGTTTTGCCTTCTTCTTGTTGAAATGATAAAACTTCTGCTGCCATGATGTTTACTTTTTAGAGTTATTCAAATAGTTCACAATTCCCTGCACATGCAAGTCCACTATTGCCCGCTTCCCCTCTTCCGATAATAAGAAGCCAACATCTTCCTTATTGTCTTGGAATAGGTTCTCTGTAAGGACTGCCGGGCACTTCGTGTGCTTCAAAATGTAGAACCCGCTTTCCTTATCAGGGTCGCCATCCGTCATATCCTTGCGTATCTTCATACCCGGCAAAAGTCGTCCGGCTGCCACATATAAGCTATCAGCTAATTTATCGGCTTTCGTCTGACCTTCCGAAGTCCACGCTTCCCAACCACGTGCCTGCATCCATTCAGAGCCGCTTCCCGCTGCATTACAGTGGATAGATACGAGGATTGTGTCACTTGCCTTGTATTCGTTCGCCCTACGGCAACGCTCCGATAGAGGAACGTCTATTTCCTCTTTGACGATACGTTCGGCATCAACGCCTTGTTTGCGCAATTCGGCTTCCAAACGTATGGCAATCTCACGGGTATACGCATACTCTTTCAATCTTCCGTCCGGTGAACACTTGCCCGAAGTGTTACTTCCGTGCCCGTTGTCAATCAATATTTTCATTCTGCACATCCTCCTTGAAATATTTGTCATAAACTAAACGAGCCACCCATCCGGCAACAACACCGACACCGAATGATGCAACAGTAGTCAGGTTCACCCAAAACGGTGTGTAGTGCATGTAAAGCATAACTCCCACGATGATAGCGATAACAATCGCTGCGATAATCAATTTCTTTTTCATTTTGTTACTCCTTATCTTTAGTTATTATTTCATTCATATCTTCTTTTTCGACATCGAGCACTTTCTTTCCGAACAATCCCAACGCTTTCAGTAAGTTGAAATTATATCCCTTTGGCTTTAAGATATTGCTTATGATAGAGCAGAACTCTATGAAGCAGACAAACAAGCATGAGTACACATCAATATTCCACTTGCTTCCGGAAGCGATGTTTATCATCACTACCATACAGACAAAGGCAAAGTATGTCACCATTTTACCCATAGTACGGCGCACGGCACTTGAAAACCGAAATTCTTCACCCAATAGCAAGCATTTCCTTATCCCGAACATCAAATCGCATACAACGACTGAAAATGTTACTATCAGCCACGGTATCATGTGTTCCAATGACTGTGCAATAAAACTGCTTGCTATTACCGAGAAACCACCCGGTATGCTTTGGGTAATAATGTTATTCTTCATCTTATCGTTATTTGTCAATTATTCATATCTTTGCGTCTCTTATCAATAAGCTAACTACTGTCATTCCGTTTTGCTCGTGAGAGTAGGACGGGATTTTCATATCTTACCGTAATAGCGGAACCACGCTCCCCATTTACGTTCTTTCAAGTAGTTCGAATTATCCTGGTTGAGTTTGGCTTCCATCTCAAATGCGCTCGCACGGTAAGCGTTTTTATTGACCTTACCGTCCCCAATCTTGCTGTCTGTAAACAGATGGTATATAAAGCTCACAAACCATTCTGTCAAATACAAAATGTAGTAGAATAGCGGGATAAGTAACAGCCACCATGCACTGACATGGAATGACAATAATACGG